CTTTTCACCATGGTGTATGGGGTGGAGTAGTAACCAAAGGTACGCTTGGCGGGTCAAGGTACTTTAATATATTTCCTACAGCAAACATTGTTCTTAACGGCCACAACCATGAAAGAACAGTTGTAACGCACACTTGCTATATGCCTAATGCTGTTGGTACTGTAGAAATAACCGACAGATTACATTTGCAAAGTGGAACTTACAAGGAAGAATTTGGCAAGTTTGGAGGATTTGCGGTCGAAAAGATTGCTATGCCGAAATCGCTGGGCGGACTCTGGTTGAAGCTGCGGCCAAAGGATAAAGGTGGTGTAGCTATATCTTGTGAGTTTGCCACTTAATGATCAATCAGCATGTTGTTGAGGTATGGGCTCTTATTGCTGTTTACAGCCCCTATGATGCCGAGACAGTGGAAGACAACATTGCTTCCATGCTAAAGGAAATGGCAGCTAGCGACGGCCATTTGCTTGCCCATGATGTTGATTCCTACCTACTTCCTGAATTAAATGGAACACCAGATTGATGAAACTGAACTCCTTTCCAAAAAAATCACAAAGGCTAAGTTTAGAAAATCAATCATAGAAGAATGGGATAGTTGTTGTTATGTATGCGGCAAGCATTTTGATAAGATTACCCTTGACCATCTAGTGCCCAAAAGGGCTGGTGGGCACACAACGCGGTTTAATTTGGCTCCATGCTGCTCGGTGCATAATCGCAGCAAAGGGAGTTCGGAATTATGGAGCTGGTGGACGCAGCATCCAGAATGGAATCTTGAGAGAGCTGTAAAGCTTCTGCACTATTTACGTCGTGCTGATAGCTTACCATTAGCTGATGATAATACACCATAATCTGCCACATTTGGCTATGCTCCCAAACTTGGCCATTGTAAGTAATCTGACAAACAGTGCCGCTATCGGCATTAACCATCATGATCTTAGGTGGTTTCAACATGATCATTTACGCAAGTGGATATTTTGCGGGGGAATACTTGAGCATATTTAATTTCAAACGGTAGCTTCTCCCATATATCACAATCCATAGCTGTTTCCCAAGCCATTATTTCTGATCCAGCCATTACTACAGTTTGGAAAGACCCTTGAGAGGCTTGCTTGTTGTGATCAATAAAGATAGCTGGCACTCGTACAACCCAAGCTTGGGGTTTATCTTGCTGCCATCCATGTTGCGCCTTTGCCGGTCTTCGGTAAATTTTCCAAAGCCACACCAAGAAATTGTGCATCTAAAGCTCCCTCGATATTTCCCATAAAGGCTTCTAACTCTAGATCCCAAAGCTCGTCCTTGCGGTCGGCCATGGCTCTATCTTCATCAATTGCTAAGGATTCATTCCAGTATTCCACGACACCAGCTAGGGCATCTAAGCGGTCATCATGCTGTAAGCAATTCTTCTCATAAGTGATGTGAGTTAGCTGGTGAAATAACTGATAGGCCAGCTTGCGTTCAACCGTATCGTCATCACGACCACGGCTATCGTTTTCAATTACAGAACGGTTAATGATTAGCCGGTGTTGATTCAGAACTGGCTCAAGAGCGGAAATAATCCGACGTTCCTTTTGCATATTGGAACGCACGGGCTCCACTGTGCATGGGTGGTGCAGTCGTAGGTAAGGCTTTAGCAGGGACTCCAACATCCCCTGGCCGAACTGGTCTTCCAGGAGGATCAGGTTTACCTTATTGCGCTTAGCAGCGACAGCTAAACCTTCAAGAACAGCTTCCGTATAGCCATCACGAAAGGCACCAGCGTCTAAAAGGAACAGGTTGCCATTGAGGTGAGCGACAACGGCATAGGCAGTTTCGTCAGCACCACGACCAGATGGGTCAATAAACATGGCGCAGCCTTGGAAGGGCAGCCAATCGCCATGGATAAAGGCAGGACGGTGGTAATAATCGCCAGTAAAGCCAACAGCAGGCAGGTCGCTAACCCGGTATTCAGCACCAGAAGACCACACAAGCTTCTCTGGGGCGTGGTCAGAGACCTCTAAGACCATCAGGTCACTCAGCCGTAATGGGAAGCGTTCTAGGTCGGATAAGGAGGTATCTAGTTGAAACTGCAAAGCGAACTGTGACTTGCCGTAGCTCACCTCACGTTCCAGTAGATCCATTTCAGAGAAACGACCTGGGTCAACTGGCTTACCAATTAGTTCTCTTGGTGCTTCTGCGACGATGGGGGCTAATGATTCACCATACTTTTCTGGTTTAGTTGGGTATCTAGATGGCCAGATCCGTGTGGAGAAGCCTTTAAGCAACAGCTTGTTGTAGATCGACTCTTCTGTTTGTGGTGTGCCAAGGTACATGACCTCACCACCGGGTTTAAGGATGGCGTTGTATTCACCTACAGCAGCTAATAGCTTCTCTCGCATCCCAACTGACCAGGATGTTGTAGGGGTTTCTATGTCATCTGGGATTATTAGATCAGCCCTGGAACCAGTTACCTGGCCAAAAATACCTACAGCTTTAACTGATGGGCTTTTATCTGGCCGCGACTGCCGTACATCAAAAGCATGAACAGCAGATCGCTGCTCCTCTCGTTGTGGTTCTAAGCATTTCAGTATTGGCATATCACGTATCAGCTGCAGGCAGAAGGTAGTGAAGTTTTTAGCTTCTGCCCCACTAGCTGAGTTGACCATAATCTTTTGTTGTGGATCTAGCCGTAGCCGCCACAAGACAAAAGAAGCTGCCATCCATGATTTACCCACACCTCGATAGCCTTGAATAATTCGGCGTTTAGGGCCGTGCTGCATGAACTCAGCTATATCAAGCTGTATTGGTGTTGGGTCAGGTAGACCCATGTGTTTCCATACGACACAAAGGAAGTAACGGAAATCACTGGCAAATGGCTCTGGCAGATCATGCCAAGTGCCAACAGGACGACTCATGTAATCAACTGTTCACTGCGTCGATAACTACAAAGTTAATGGTAAGAGCTTCGCTTAAGTTGCCACCTGTAGTGTTTTGCACTCTGATTACACAAGAACCGTCAGCAACAGTAATGCAACGGCAAAAATAAGCGCCGCTAGTACCGCCAGAACCTTGATTGCAGATAACGACGTCAGTAGCACTAATGGCACTGTTGGTCAAAGTAAATGACACATCGGTCACTGTGGCCAAGCTAGCTGCCTGCATGGTGATAACACCAGCTTTGGCATTTAAGGTGACACCTGTGGATTTACTGGTGAGCTGAGTAACAGCACCACCAAAACCAGCGCCAATACCAAGAGCTGGAGCAGCTCCAACGGCCCTGTTAATAGGAGTAGCAATAGAAAAACCAGCAGGAACTGAAGTCATGGTTTCAAGAGGTGGGAAAAATTAAGATGCTCGGCGACGAGGCATGTGCACTACCTTATCAAGATCTGGAAGATTTGACACTAGCTCGCCAAAAGGTGTGCCTTCTGTGGGTTGGGCTGAGATTGAATTGTCCTTCAGGAATTGACGGAGGATATTCATTTCACTAGCAGTAATAGTGCCTTCTTGTAACTTTTCTTTCAAAAGTAGGGCTAGGCCAGCATGGAGATCAGCAAGATCATCCTGGATGTTTTGTTTAGCCACTGCAATTGCCTCCATCCATACAACACCTACAGCATAGCTTTTTACGGACAAAAGGGAGGGGCCACTCAGGGCCCCAACCGCAGTAAACCCACCACAGGTTACCGAAAACACCATAGCACATAGGCCAACTATTGCCCCGCTAGGGCTAAGGATTAACCCCCTTAAATGTTATAGTACATTTGTTCTTACGCCTTAAAGGAACCCCCCCCCTTAAGCTAGCCTAAGATTAGCCTTAGATAATCCTCTGTAAGAGAATAACTAAGATAACCCTTAGGTTAGCCTTAATTGCTCTAAGGGTACATTCCCTCCTATCTATCTAAAAAATAATCTTAGATAATATCTTTAAGCTAATCCTAGATAATCCTCTTACAGAGAATACCTAGGGCTTACTTAAAGACAGCCATAGCGGATAACGCATGGTACGGCTGTACTAACCCTGTCCAGTCTTAGTCGCTGGGGGCAGAATACGACGACTCCTGTCCCTATCCTCTAAGGCTTACTACAGCCCCTCTACAGGCTCTCCATGCCCATCCATGGCTCTTACCATCACCTACCAGCTCTACCCCTCTTACAGCCTCTTCCAGAGCCCTCTAAGAGGATTCAGCTGATTAGCTATAGAGCGACCCCCTTTTTTTGCGCAGCCTTTTTCCTAACTCGGACTTATTCCGACTTACCTGAGTCTCACTCGTACTAGCCAGAGGTTGGCCGGGGCTTAGCCGGAAGCTGGCTGGGGCTTAGCCGGGGGTGTTTTTTGTTGCCTAAATCTCTGAGGCTTACGCATAGTGTCCGGGGCCGCCTTCACCCCCCTGGGGGGTCTCCTGGGCGTCCTGCAGACGGGCCAGGGGGGGCCTGCTTGTCCAATGCTGGCCAGGGTGGCCATGACAGGGTAGGAGAACCCTTGCAGGGCAGGGCCTGCGTACCTGTGTTCAAGGCAGGTGCTCAGGACTGGACAGGGCCACCAGCTGGCCAGGGTCGGAATGGGTGGGGCCTGGGCGGGATTGTGGGTGGCTGTGTTGCCGCACAAGGGCCACAAGGGCCACAAGGGCCACAAGGGCCACAAGCCAGCCACAAGCCAGCCCGTGGGAAACGCTGGCCAGCTTGAGAAACCCTGGGCCTGCTGCTGTCGTATCAGCCGCAGGCTGACCCGTAACCGGGGCCATCCCCCGGCGAATGTTAAGGAATAATAAGAATATCCACCACACCCCTCGGCAGGTGATTAGTGTTTATATATGCAGGCGCAAGCTTGCCACCACCACCACAGGAGAACCAATGACAACCACAGCAACACGGGCCAGCGCCCGCGACCTGGGCCAAGCCCGCAAGGCCTACGCGGGGCGCCTGGAAGAAGCCACGGGGTTCACCATCCGGTGGAACTACGACCAACGGGAACAGGCCTGGGCCTTCTACCTGATCGACCCATACGGGGACGCCGAGGGCGATCCCTGGTTCTGCTGGGCCGACCTAGTCGCTGAGACCCAGGACGCGGTGGACGAGTATGAGGCAACCTGGGCCGAGTGCGACCCCAAGCTTTACGACGAGATCAGCGACGCCGACCCCGGCCTCTGAAGCCAGCAAGTAGGGGGGCTCCGGCCCCCTTATCTGCTGCCCTCACCGGCAGCTACCACCACCACCACAGGGAAACCATATGAACACGCGACTAACCGACCTCACCCCGGGCCAATGGGGTTTGTTCTGGCAATGGGCAGAGCAGCACAGCTCAAACGTTGCAGCACTGCTAGATGCAGGCAAGTTCACCGCTGACGCCTGGATGACGGGCGCCATCGTTGGAACCCTGCCCTCGGGCCTGTATGGCTTGATTGAATCAGACGGGAGGGTTCACACATGAGCAACCGCACCACGCCATGGGCCCATTGGTTTGACGGCAGGGTATCGGTGCATTACCTGCCCGGCCCCTGCGTTGAAGATTGCACCCGGCCCGGCCGGGCTGACGATGCAGTCGAGTATTGGGTGAAGCGCCTTAAGTTTGAGGCCCCGCCATGGCTGCTCAGGCAATACCTGAAAGAGTGCGGCGCCTATGACTCAACCGAATTGTGCGACCACCAAGCAAACCTCGGGCGCTTGCTTTGGCTATGGGCCAATGACTGCAAAGAGGAAGGGGCGCCGGTCTGCATGTACTTAGGAATCTAAGACGCCAGCAAGTAGGGGGGCCCCTGGCCCCCTTATCTGCTGCCCTCATGGGTAGCACCACCACAGGAACCTAGACAAATGAACACCACAACAAGCCGGCCCACCACCAAGGGGGGCCGGAAGGTTTACGACGGGCCAACACCTGAGGAGCAGCTGGCCGCTGATCTGGTGGCTTTGATGGAATCATCCGAGCTGCCACCATGGCGCCGTGAATGGCACGGGCACAGCGGCAACCACCGCAACCTTGTCACTGGTGCTGAGTACAGCGGCAGCAACCCTCTACTGCTGGAGCTCGGCAGCTTAAGCCGTGGCCACTCGATGCCCTTGTGGCTGGGGGCTGGGCAGGGTAAGCCGTTGGGATGGTGGCCTCGCAAGGGCACCAAAGCCTGCCGGATTATTCGGCCCCAGCTGAACAGCTACACCGACCAGGTCGAGATGAACAACGTTCAGACCGGCCAGCCTGAGATTGTCGATCAATCGCGGGCATGGGTCAGCTTCAAAGCGGTAGCCGTATTCAATGCGGCAGACCTACAAGGGGCCACCGAGGAAAGCCAGGCCGCCCTAGATGCAGCCATTGCGGCAGCACTAGGACAGGGTGAGCCAGCTGCACCAGCTGCCAGGCTGGAAGCTGCTGAGTCAGTGCTTGAATCCTGGAATGTGATCACCACGTTTGAGGGGGGCCGGGCTTGCTATAGCCCGACACGCGATCAGATCACCATGCCACCGGCTGATTCATTCATTAACCGGGAAGCATTCTGTGCAACCTGGGCTCACGAGCAGGCACACAGCACGGGCCATAGCTCAAGGCTGAACCGTGATATGGGCGGCGGCTCATCGTCTAAAACCTACGCCCTGGAGGAGCTGATCGCCGAGCTAGCAGCGGTGCTGATCTGTTACCGCTTGCAGGTTGGAAGTGAGTTCACCAATCACGCCGCCTACCTGAAAGGATGGGCTCAGATCCTAAAGGCTGAACCTAAGCAGCTGTTCAAGATCCTCAGCAAGGCACGGGCCGCCGCTGATCTAATCACCGGCGCCACTACCCCAGAGGTGCAGGCATGAGCCGCACCACCTGGGCCATCCTCGCCGCCTGTTCCGTCTGGTGGCTGGCAATGCTGCATCTATTAGCACAGGTACCAGAACCACCAGCACAGCGGCCCCCGTACCTGTTCCCGCAGGGCCAGGGCCAACCATTACCCGACTAAACCACCACCACCAGAACCCCCAGCAATGGGGGTTTTTTAATGGCTGCCAATACCCAACCCCAACCCCAACCCCAACCCGGGGGGAGGGGGTGGTGAATGTGTACCTCCACAAT